AGGCTACTGATATTACTGAAGCATATCCTATTACCCTTAGTACCACCAGTACTGCAACTCAAACTATAGGTAGTAATACATTTAGTGTCTATGTTGGTGATTATTATATGGTTAGATCAAGAGTATCAGGAGAATTAATAGACATATCGGATGATATGAATGCATATACAAAACCTGATTCTGATATGGTTTTCGGAAATGCAATTGCGTGGGTATCTGGTACAGGTGGAGATGTATCTAGTGAAGAAGAGGCTAATACATGGAACTATAATTGGGCAACAGCAAACATTGCTAGTGTAGCAATAACTGGCTCGGGCCCAACTGAACTTACTACTTTAACATTAGAATCGGCCTTAACACAAGGGAGTAATACTGATTATACACCATTAGGACCAGCCTTTGCTAATAAGTTTTATTTGAAAAGAAAAGCAGACTATGTAAACACATTCACTATCATGGGTACAACTTCAATTAATAGTGTATCTATTACTGGCGTATCAGAAGCAGATATGGCTAAAGTTAAACATGGAGATGTAATTAGTGGAACAGGGATTCCAGATGATGTAACAATTCTAGCAGTTCAAACTACTAAGAATGAAATTAGAATTAGTGCGGGTGGTGAAGCAACAGCAGATGGAACAGTTACACTTACAGTAAATAGTGTTCCATTTGGATATGCAAAAGATGATATATTCTGTCAAGTAGAAGTAGTGGCAGAAGGTCTTGTTATAAACGATAATTGGAAACCTGTAGGTGATGATGATGGCCTTTATGATGCGGCAAACGAGGGCGCAGATGATTTATTAGTTGCAAGTACTGCTGAATTTATAGGTTTGTTGGGATTTTTTGATCCAAATAATACTGGTAATGATTTAACAAAAGGCGCAAGTAACAAATTTACTTCTGATGGAAAAGAAATAAGTGGTACAACTTATCCTTATAATGCTTATAATCCCTTTTTTCCTTCTAATAATGGAACTTCTAAAGAATATGAAAAAGATGGGACAACGAATGAATTAAAAGGAACACAACCAGGAACAGCCGGAGCCGGTAATCAAATATTAGGCAGTAAAGATATTTGGTCTGGAAGATATGTAAGATTTGATTTTGAAAGAGCTACTAATACAGGAGCCGCGGCACCAGAATTTAGATATGTACTTAACAATGCAGAAAAGTTTTATTATCGGCCGTCAGCTCTACTGGGTGTTTCATCAATGGGATCAGTATCAACAATTAGTCCAGTAACTATGCCTAATATGGCTGAACCACGTGCAGAACTTCCAACTACTGGAATATCAGAGGTTATAAACATTGTAAAAGCTAATGGCATGTTCGCATCAAGTTCAAATGCCTCGCAACAGACAGTTCCGGTAGATGATGTAATTCCTGCAAATGGAACGAGCGGTTCCCCAGCTTCTCAGGTTCCGGATGCTAATTCAGGAACCATTTATAGAGTAAATGATGGAGTAATTCAAAAAAGGACTTTTAGTGTAACATATACTACGGATTCAAGTGCAAACACATATACAGTTAATAATGCTTGGGGAGGTTGGCTGGATTATGATATTGTATCCAATTTTGTAGCAAGGAAATTGACAACTAATGGTTCTGCAGCAAATGCAGATGTAGCATTTATAGAAGAAGTAATAGATGAATTACAGGCCTCCGCAAAATTTAGGGATGGTGCCATGGAAGCCGCGTCTCAAAAACACATGACTTCTGCTACTGCGAATGATCTTAATTTTGATACTTATATTTGTGCAACTTCTGGAACAAATGAGGTCGATAGTACATTATCAAGTGTAAAAAATTCATTGACCGCTTTCTATACTGCAGCAGGAATGTCAACTAGAAATCACAGATTAGAAAGTGGAACAGATAATTATGGGACTTCAGTAAACTGTGCAAGTTTTGGTAGTGATAATACTCATGGAAAATGGGTAACATTTGCTACAGCTTGTGACAATTTAAAAACACGACTTACTGATAGAATTGCAGAAATAGATGCTCGTATTGGAAAACCAACATATAATTCACAAACAGGAGCTTCTGCGGGTAGTTATCCATCAATTCATGTAAGTGATATACCAGATTCTAATACTACAGGTGGACTTGCACCATACGGTAGATCAATTTATAATTCTTGTAATTACTTACTAGGACAAGATGTAGATTTATTGGGTGGTATTATAAAAGATATTGAAAGTTTAACTGATTTGGTAGACTTGGTAAAATCCGACAGAAATAAATATGAAATTTTTAGTGGAAGGGATAAGGAATACTAATGGCACAAGAATGGAAAGAAACAGAAATAAAAAGAAATGATATTAACAAGTTATTAGAAAATACTAAAAAACTTGCAACAATGTATTCCGATCTTCTTAAGACAAAAAGAGAAGGCTGGGAAAAAATGCTAGACGCACAACTAGAAAAAGACGAACAGGCAAAAAAGGAATATAGTGGCAGCTGAATGGAAACCATATCAAATAGCCGCAGCAGGAGATATTCAAACTCTAGCTGATAATGCTGCAGCTTTGGCAACAACAGTCAAAGAGACACTAACTCTTGCTAATTTAGGAATGTCAGCTGTTAAACTTGTAGCCCAATTACAAAGTATTAATCCTCTTTTAATTGCATTAGACGCGTTGGCAGATGAAGTAATTAAAGAGATTCAAAATATAAAAGAAGCAGGATTTTACTATTTACTAATAGACCCTTATTATATCAAAAATGTAACACCAGAACCCGCGTTTACTTATGGTTTTGAACAATTAAGAGATGAATCAGGAAAAAGACTTTTCTTGGCAACGGATCCAAATACTGGTGAAAGAATAGAACAAGTTGAATCACCACCAATTTTTCCGACTCAAGCACAATTAGATGATGAATCGGTTATTCCCGCGTTAGTTACTCCTAGAAAATTAGTTGCTGGAGGATATAATCCTTATACAGACTCATTAATAGACCCTCTTGCAAGTATTAGTCCATATCCTAAATTTTCAACAAAGCAAGTAATAGAAGAATTTGAAAAGGCATTTGATGATGAGGGTGATGTTGCAAGATTCAAAAGGAATGACAGTGCTCCCAAAACAGGTACAATAGTATATGATTATAGTGGAGACCCGTATACAGGGTGGGACACAACTAAAGAATTTGGTCTGCAATTATATGATATTGGTGTAGATGCAGGAGAAAATTTTAAGGTAGAAAGAAAAAAGATTAATGATGTTATTTCTCATGGAAAACCTAATATTGTAACAGAAGGTAGTGCAATAGCTATTATTATTGCTGCGCCATCTTTTGATGTGTTTACAGATACCTTTAATGCATTTTCTAAAATGTTTTCGGACATTCCTGAATTTTCGGCCGTGGGTAAATCAATGGCTGATTCTTTTTTGGAGATTTTAACTCCTAATGATGTAGAATTAAAATTAACGCAAGTAGACACATATTATGGAACATTTGTGGAAGGAGATATAATAGGAGGAGAGAAATATGGAGGTCTCGCTGAAATAGTATCTATTGAAAATTCAGAGCCTACAATTATGACTGCACAAAAAGAAACAAGAATGACTGACAGTTTAAGAAATATTGTAAAATTTAAAGAAGAAACAGATTTAAATGCTAATGAACGATATTTTGATATGGATATAACAGTAAAACCTATCAGAGGTGTTGATGGATTGAATTCATTTATTCCGGGAGATGATGTTTATGAAATGGAAAAAAGAGGTGAGGGTGGTTCAAAAACAAAAGAAGGAAAATATGAGTTTTCTAATTATATTATAAAAGGTATTAATACTGTAACAGCTCCTCCTCCACAAAGAGTATATGCAAAAAATGGACTAGTTGCTATGGAAAAATTAGCAGCTCTTCCAGATTCAACACCACCAGACTTTGGAGGTATTCAAATAAAAAACATTATTCCTGGTTGGGGTGAATTTTTTCAGAGCTTAGAAAATTTTGTATTACAATTAAAAGGAATGATTTCTGATTCAGCCGCTTTTATTCAAGACATAATAGATATGATTAAAGAAGTTGAAAAATTTTTAGAAGATTTAGTAAAAACTATTACAGAATTTTTAGAGTTTTTCTCAATAACATTACCTTCTGCTGGAGTATATGCATTAAACGTTAGAAGTGAAGGGGGTGGTAATGCGGGACTTAAGAGTGCAATTTCTGGGGCATCAGGCCTTCCAGAATTATCTTATGCCGCAGGAGTATTATTTGTGGGTACAGACCCCCTTGCAAGTGAACTATTATCAACATTTTTACAGATTGATTAATTTGTATTATTTTTTAAATTAACTAAATATTAAGAGCAAGATATGGCTACTACATTCGGAAAACAATACATAGATTTTGACATGGATTTTACAATTCATCCATCTACTGGAGATTTGTCTACTGTCAAAAAATCAACAGTTATTAATAGATCCATACAAAATTTATTAAGTACAAAAATAAATGAAAGATTATTTCAACCAAATACAGATAACGGTATTGAAATTCTTTTATTTGAAAATTTCAATCAGCTTACCACTTCTAGATTAGAACAGGCAATTGCAAAGACAATAGAAAAATATGAGCCTAGAGCACAAGTATTAAATATAACTGTGAAACCAGATGAAGATTCAAATGCATATCTTGTAAGTATTACATATATGCCTGATAATGATGTACAAGAAGCTAACTTAGAAGTTTTTTTGGAGAGGACTTAGAACATGGCGGCAGCAGAAGGTAAACTCAATATATCAGAATTAGACTTTGCGAAGATTAAAGAAAACCTTACAGGATTTTTGACCAGTCAGGCTGAATTTGTGGGGTATAATTTTAAAGGTTCCTCGTTTGATGTTCTTCTTGATGTATTATCATATAATACACATTATAATGCATTTTATGCGAATATGGTTGCAAATGAAATGTTTTTGGATTCTGCAACTCTTAGAGATTCGGTTGTTGCAAGAGCAAAACATCTTGGTTATCTTCCACGTTCAGCAAAAGGTTCAAAGGCTTTAGTAACACTTACTATTACACCTACTGATTTACCGGCAGTTATAAGCATTCCCAAAAATACACAATTTCAAGGTGAAGTACAAGGTGTAACATATATTTGGTGCACTCAAAATTCACATTCAGTAAATATCAATGCTAATGGAGTTTACACCGTTTCTGATGTAACACTTACACAAGGAATCCCATCAATATTCAGATATACAGCTAACACCGGCGATGCAGATCAAAGATTTCTTCTTCCTAATGCAAATACAGATACCGATCAATTAACAGTAACAGTACAGACCTCTGCTAGTGATACAGAATCATCAGTATATACAAAGGCTAATGATATTACTACTATAAACGCTACTTCTAAAATTTATTTTTTAGAAGAAGCAGAAGAGGGTAAATATGAAGTTCAATTTGGTGATGGCGTATTAGGTAAACAATTAGCAAATGGTAATATTGTTATATTGTCTAGTTTAATATGTGATGCTAATTCAACTAATGGCGCAAAATCTTTTTCTATTGTATCTGAAGTTGGAGGTTACTCTAATGTAAAAATTGTAACTACATCATCTGCAACAGGAGGCGCAGAGCCGGCAGATATTGATGAAATTAAATTTAATGCTCCCAAAAATTTTGAAGCACAAAACAGATGTGTCACAATTTTTGATTATGTGACTACAATCAAACAAGAATATAGTGGCGCCGATGCAGTAGTTGCCTGGGGAGGAGAAGACGCGGATCCTCCTGTTTATGGTAAAGTATATGTTGCAATTAAACCCACATCAGGAGCCGTTCTTACTGAATCAGCAAAAACACTTGTTAAAACTACAATATTGAATAAGAGAAATATTGTAGGTATTACTCCAGAAATTGTGGATCCGGATTATATGTATTTGAAAATTAACAGTACAGTCAAATATGATTCTGGTTTAACTACAAATAGTGCTTCAGTTCTTAAATCAACAGTAAGTACTGCTGTTACTGATTTTGGTACAACCAATTTAAAAACATTTGATAAATCATTTAGATATTCAAAACTAGTTCAATCGATAGACGAGGCCGAAGTTTCTATTAAGAGTAATCAAACCTCTGTATCCATAAAACGACTTCTTTATCCGGCATTAGGATCAAGTGCCGCTTATACATTACCATTTTCTAATCAAATTTATCATCCTGCCAATAATTTCTGGGGATCCATTACTAGTAGTGAATTTTCGTATAGAGATTCCGTGAATACTTTATGGACTGGATGTAGACTACAAGATGACAATGGTGTTATACAAGTTTATAGAAGTTCAGGTGATGAACGTATACTTGTAGATAATAATGTAGGATCTGTAACATATCTTACTGGAAAAGTAGCACTTACAAGTTTTAAACCAGTTGCTATTGGTTCTGAAACTACTGGTAATACTACACCAATGGATGTTTTTGTTACACCTGCCTCGGCAGATATCTTACCTCTACGTGAACAAATTATATTAATTGAATCCGGTGATGTTAATGTTACAATGTTAGATGATGCAGGAACCGGTACGTATGTCAAAGGTTCAGTATCTACTACTGATGGTTCAACTCTCTCAACCGGATATTAAAAAGTGGCCATAGTTAAAGATAAAAAAGATACATCAGTTTTAATTGAAACTCAAGTACCAGAATATGTAACGGAATCTCATCCTAAATTTAAAAAATTCATAGAGAAATACTATGAATTTATGGAATCTCACCAAATTTATTTTGGTTCTACATTTACATTTCATGAAGATAAACTTCAAGCTGAAGATCAAACAGGTGAAAATTATCTTGCTTATGAAGATGATGATCGTCTTCAATTAGAGTCAGACCGTGATACTGCGGGTAATGCCAATCTACAATTTACAATAGGAGAAACCCTTACAGGTAATACTAGTGAAGCAACTGCGGTTGTTACTGGTACCAAAGGGAATACTATTGCCTTTATAAAGCCTACCAATTCAGCTTCTTTTAAATATGGTGAAAAAGTTACTGGTGATTCATCCCGCGCATATGCGACCCTTTCAAATGGTGTTGTTGATGGAACATTTCCAAAAGGATCAATAGAATCTTTCAGATCAAGGGGCGCGAGTGGCGCAGTAAGAGATTTAGCTCCATCACAAGATATTGATCTTGTAAACGAAGGCCTTATAGATCAAGCATGGAAAAAAGAATTTTATGTAAATATACCTAAAACTGCACCGGCAGATCGCAGACAACTTCTCAAACAAATGAAGAATGTCTATAGGGCAAAAGGTAATGAAGCCTCTGTTTTATGGTTATTCAGAACATTATTTGCTAAAGAAGATATTGAATTTTATTATCCAAAGACAGATTTATTAAAAATATCTGATGGTAAATGGGTACTAGATAAAACAATTAAAATCGCTACTAGTGGAGCAACCAATGTTACTTTATTCACGGGAAGAAAAATTACAGGAAGCATTTCTAAATGTACCGCTTTAGTTGAAAAACAAGTAAATTATTTTGCTGGAGCTCTTGAGGTTACAGAATTAACATTATCAAATATTGTTCCATATATTGACTCTGAGGGTATAGAATATTATTTCACACAAGATGAAGTAATTACATCAGAAGCAGATACAGCAGGAAAATATGCAACAGGAACATCAACAGGTATTGTACAAAATGTTACAGTAGATGTTGGTGGAACAAATTATATACCAGGCAACGAAATTCATATTTCTGGTGGTGGTGGTTTTGGAGCACAAGCAAGGGTTAAATCAACTGTAGATGGTGTTGTAGGTGGTATTAATGTTATAGACTCTGGTGATGGCTATGCTGTTGGTGATCCTATTAATTTTATTAATGAGGAAACTGGTGGTACAGGAGCATCGGGAACAGTTAAATCGATTATTAAGACGGGTGAAGTTTTAAAGAATACAAACCTACTTCAATCAGATGTTGTTAATACCTTTAGATTAGTAACCTTAGATCAAGCAGATTTTGGAGCATCACTTTCAGGACATAATGCTAATACACATTTATATGGTAATTCCTCTTTAACATTCTCTGCTTCAATTAAATCAAATTCTGGTAAGTATTATGGTTCTACTGTAAACTACGATGCATCAAAACATATTCTCGCCGGAGATAGAATTGCAAAACAAGTAACTATAAGCACTAGTGGTACACAAGTCTTTGGAAAAGTTACACTCGCAAATCCCCTTACAGACGAACAAAGACGAGAAGTTATTGGAAGTAAACTTACTTATTTGTCTGGTACCGCAGAAGGTAATACTACTCTTATTACAGGTTATACTAATACTACAGTTTTAACTGTTAAAGATGAACATAATTTTGGAATATCAGCGAACTTTACTATTGACTATGCAAGTAATTCTTATTGGGGTACAGTTATTAGTGCTACTGCATCAGAAATCTTATATTCAGTAGGTTCACATTTTCATGATAAAGATTTAGGTACAATATCAATACAAAATTTTGTTAATGATGATAACATTATAGTATATGATTCTAAATCTACCAAATTAGGTGCTAATGCTGTAGCATCTGGTGTAGATGGCCATAATATGCATAATGGGGTTACCTTCCAAATTGGTAATACTCCAATTTCCAATACTTCATCTGCACTTCATACAGGGGCATTCAATATGACTTCTGTTGATATTGGTGCAATTGATTCATTTACTCTTGCATCAGGCGGTAAAGATTATAAAACAGTACCTCCTGTTTCTGTTGCTAACAGTTATGTAGAATCCTTGGGAAGTGCATTAGATGTAGTGGGTGTTCCAAATTCGTTACTTAATTTAAATCTACATTCAACAGATAGTGGAACAATTTCACAAGATGGTGATGTAATTACTTTAATAGATGGAACATTTCCAGATGCAAATTCAGGAGTACTCACACTTACGTATGCAAATGGAGACACAACTCAAGTAACCTCAGTTACAAATTCTTCTACTTTAACAGTATCTACACAGAAACTTTTTGGAATAGGCCTCGGAACCTCACCTGATCGAGAAACATATTCTCTTTCGTATATGGCACAGGCAAATAATTTCACACCAAATTCTTTCCTTTACAATGATGATTATACTACAAGAGGTAAACTTCTTGATTTTATAGACAAGTCTAGTGATAATCTGAAGCTTTCAAGAATTGGAGCTCCTCCAATTGCTAATGGTAATACTACTCTCAGGGTAGATATGACCACAGCAAAAGATTTTTCTGATGGTGCGGGTACTGTAATATTAGAAAATGTATCATACCCGGCTTATGATCAAGAAAGACTTTTACTTGAAGGTGATACTGTTGGCCGAATTTTAATAGAAGAAACTGTTATGTTTTTTCAGACAGAAGACGCGGCTACACATGGTGAAAATATAATTCTTAATGAAGATGGAGTTTCAAGATTTTATACAGAAGATACTACAGGTGAACGTGTAACTGCCCATAGTAATACTGTTTCTACATACACTACAGGAACTATTACACAAGCGGGAACTACAGTTACAGGAATAGGTACAGTATTTCCAAATGATTTTGTCCGTGGTACAATTACTTATGATGATGATTCTACTTCAACAATTACAGGATACACTAATGCCACATCATTCACAGTAGCAGATACTAAAACAATAGGATCAGGACAAACATATTCAATCAGTTATAATCCTGTTGCAACTTGGGGAACTAGCCGTAATATTACAGTATTGGCATACAACAAACCTTCTGAGACTGGAAATAGAACAGTTAAAGTAACAGATAATGGACATTATTTTAGATCAGGAGATAAAGTTAAGATTTCTGGATCAGCAACAGGAATTTTTAATGGTGTATACTCTATTGCAGTTGCGAATAATACTACTTACACTTATACCTTACCCGAAAATAATTCAGTAACTTCTCCAACTGGAACACATATTGCAATACCAGTTGCTTCAGCATGGCTTGCCACTTCTAATGCATCTTCAATGGATACCTCAATAAAAGGTAAAAATGCTGTGATTGAAGTTTCCGCTATTGCTATAGGAGCAATTAAAGAAGTTTCTGTCTATAATTTTGGTGCTGGATATGATACAGTTCCAGTACTTTCAACTACTTCTGGTAATCAAGACGCCGCATTTACTGCATCACTTGGTGCAATGGCAACGTATGCTGGTTATAGTAGTGGTACTACTGGAATACTTAGTGGTATCCCAAAAATACAAGATGGTAGATATTATCAAACTTTCTCTTATGTTTTAAAATCAGATTTTGATGTTAATGATTATCGTGATTCTATTAAGAGATTAACACACCCGTCTGGTTTAATAATGTTTGGTGAAGTTGCCATGCGCAATAAAATGACAGCATCTTTGTTTGATTCTGAGACCAATAATGTTCATGATTTGAAAAATCTTCCAAGTCCATATCAGACTAATGAAGGTAGAATATATCATAATGTTACTATATTAGCAAATGCTTCTACTATGAATGTTCAGTTTTCAACATTTGGTAGTAATAATGAAATAGAAGTCTATACTGCAAGACATCCATGGCAAGCAATGAATGGTGCTCTTGATACATTTGATGGTAGTGCGGTAAATATACAGTTAGAAGCGTATGAAGATATTGATAATATATGGAGAATTGATTACAATAGTTTTAGAATTGAACAAACACATCATGGATTACAAGTTGGTGATGTAGTTGAATTTTCAGGATCACATCCAGGCTGGGGTAATAATCAGATCACATCACAAAATTGGAATGGTGAACATACTGTTACTGCTGTCTTAACTTCTAATACGTATGCTATTGCGAGAACTCCAGATATTGGTTCTGAAGTTGATCAATTGTTGTATGATGGTAATCTTTATATTCAGTTAGAAGATCAAACCACCGGTAATAATATTATTACAGAAGATTATACTCTTTCCACATTTTTAGTTTGGGATAATACGGTAGAAGGTGACGAAATGGATGTGGGTGATAATATTCTTCTAGATGATGGAACATTAGGCAATCATACTGTATCTACTGAAGGTAATTTATTGGCAGATGCAACTTATGAGCCTGTTACTACATTTGTAGAACTAGAAGCACATACACCTACAGGTTTTCATACTGCTCAAGATTATGATACAGAATTGTGGTTGAACCCAGTTACATCACAATATGAAACATTAACTATAGATGAAACTGCCCCAGAATTTTTGCTTGAAGACGATTTATTGAATGGTAGTATTATACTTGAAAACGGTGAAGTTGAATTTCAATTAGAGGATCAAAGTACAGGTAATGATCTTCTTCTAGAAGATGGTTCTGGTTATATTATAGCAGAACATTATGGTAATCTTATATTAGAAGAATTCAGAGAAATTTATGGTGCAGAACAGGGTGATAGACTAGTTCTTGATAATACACAAACATTTTCTGATGATTTGTATACCTTTATGTCACTTGAAGATTATCTTTCTCAACTGGGAGCCCCTATCAAGCGTAATGACGGCCTGATTTTACTTGAAGAGGGTGGTGATCCTGGTTCTGAACTAGAACTTTATCTACGGGCTGAAGGTCCAGTATATAGAGGAGAAGTAGATGCGGGTGATAATATTGTTATGGAAGATGGAGCAGCTATTACTGAAAGAGTGGCTTCTGTTATTGTAACATCAAGTAATTTATTGATGGAGCCTACGGATTTTCTAAAAGCAAAAACTATATCTTATGCAAACACGTTCAGAGCATCGGCAACAAATTGGGATGATCCTTATAGTGGAGCACTCTTAGGACAAGAAGGTGATTTAGAATTTGAACTTCTACTTGAGAAAGGTGGAACTTACCTTTATCCAAAACTGCAGTTCCCAGAAGCAGAATCTGGCACCGTATCCATAGTAAATCCTCTTTTAAGCACAGATACTACTATAGACACACATGCAACTATCAATCTTATTGATAGTATGGGTTATCATTTACTTACAGAAGATGGAGATAAAATTGCTTCTGAAGAATATCAAGATTATTCTACGGTGGGGCTTGAGGGTATTGGCGGTTCTCTCTTAATGGAAGATGGCAATCTTATAGAATATGAAAATATTCTTTTATGGCAAGACCCACATGAACAATATGCCGATATAACTCCAGCTGAGAATGTATTATTAGAACATAATACATGGACAATTATACACAGCGCGCCAGTTTATCAGTTCATTGATTATTTAAATACATTAGGTAGAATTTTAACAGAAGATGATGATCTATTAGTTCTAGAAAGTAATTATCGCCACGATATTCAGGAAGGCCATTTCTCACTAGAGAGAAAAGATTACTTTACAGATGAATTAAACGAAGTACAAGTAGAGTTTAATTTACATGATGGAATGAGTTGGCATTTCATCACAGAAGATGGTGACCATTTCATAGAAGAAGGAGATGAACGTAATAGACTATCTAGATTTGTTACGGATGAAAGTAAAGTTAAACCTTCTACCCGTGAGATAGAATATAATTATCCAAATGGTAATCCTAGTTTAGAAAAATTGAAGTTTCAATCCCGTGAAAAATTATTTGTCGGCGAAGTTTTTAATGATTGGAAAGATACTGATATTGCAACTGTACCTTATGGTTTACAAATCTGCCGGCCACATTATTATTCACAATGGGCTTCAGCCGAATTGGGATTTGTTGATGGTCAATTTGAAATGGAAGACAATACAGGAATAATACTCTTAGAACATCCTGTAACGAATCAAGATAAGTTAATTCAAGAAGATTTTCCCGGTCTTTATGAAGATATATTTACTACAGATAAAGCAAGATTTGATTTTATTTTATTAGAAGGAATAGATAATATTGATGGTAAATATCTGACAGCTGAACGTGGCGAGGACGTAGATCGAATATTACTAGAATCGTCTGAACTAGGACCAGATAATCTTGTAGATTATGCACAAGAAATTGAGCTTGAAGATGATTCTGGTTATATTTTAGTTGAAACTGGAGCTCCAGATAGTTATGATTTTTATGAATCAGGCTATCTTCTTTCAGAAGTAGATGTAACAGTATCTACTACTGGACATACAGCCCAACAAGCATGGAAAGTTCTTCCTGCATATCAGTATACTAGAATACCTACACGATTAAAAGGTTTAATAACTATTGCAGATGGTGGAACAGCTGTAACTGGATCAGAATATTGTAAATTTACTGAACAACTTAAAGTTGGTGAAGAGTTTCAAACAGAAGATGTAACTATTATAGCTGAAGATTCTGGTGGTGATGTAGTATTAGAAACAAATGAAAGATTAGAACATGAAGAAATAACTATGGGTGATATAGAAGATTTCGTTCTTGATACTACTAGGGAAATTAGACTAATGGATTTTAGATGGCTTATATCGCAAGAATCTTCTACTGTTGCTGCTCATAGTTCACATGCCAATGTGTTGGGTGTATATCTTGAAAGACAAATGTCCTTAGATGATCAAGATGATTCATATTTAGCAGTTGGACAAAATTCTCAAGGGACTAATATCGGTTCTGGTGGAAATGAAGAATCTGCATGGGACACTAATAATGAAAGTTACTGGTTCGTTACAAATGAAAGTGATGATCGAGGAGAAATAGATTTAGAAGATTCTAGTGGAGTGTTATTAAGAGAATCTTTAGAATATGAAAACAATAATATAATTTGGGAAGATTTCTCAAAACAGTTAATCGTTGAGCCTCAGGCTTTCATTGTAGGATCTATTACAAATGATCAATCAATGACTGTAACTAGAAAACACCTCGGAGGTGTTACAGAGGCCGAATATAGATTATAAATAATAAGAGTTATATAAATATAACAGTAATGAAAATTCTTAATTAAACTATACAATTTTATGGAAGGAACAATAAAATGCCTGCTATAGTAACCAATAAATTCAGAATCCATAATGCAAAACAGTTCGTAGAGGCGTTTGACGAAGTTTCCTTTACGAGTGGTAATGCAGTTACGGATGCGAGTGGTTTACTTAATACCAATATGTATTTATTTATTGGTAAAGTAACACCATGGGCGGATGACACAGTTCCGCCAACTCCTACCGATTCTGTTTCTAATACGGTTTACAACCATTGGAGAGACATGATTGCAGCCAAGAAAATTGGCTCAACAGATGTAAGTCATGTGGCACCAAGATATAATTGGACTTCCGGTTCAAATTATTTTGCGTACACACATGCAAATAATGCATTATTTGATCAACAGTTCTATGTAATAACTGATGATTATAATGTATACAAATGTCTTGCAAACAATAACTCTGGTGGTACTTCTACAACTAAACCTACAGGAACAGGAACAACCATTGTCTCAACAGCTGATAGTTATAAATGGAAGTTTATGTATCAAGTTTCCGCAGCAAGAGCACTTAAGTTTGTAACACCTAGTTACATTCCTACTCAAAGAGTAAGAAAAGCGAATGATGCAATTGCAGTAACTACAGATTCATCTTTTCAGTATGACGTTGAAATTGCAGCAAATACTTCAGGTAATGGTGCAATTGAAGTATGTCATGTAACACTTGGTGGTACAGGTTATACATTTGAAAAGGGAACAGTTCAGGGTGGTCATACAGAAACTACTACTACAGCTAAAATTACTGGTGCTGGTTTAGCAACAGATGCAATTGTCGATAATGACATTTATTTCACATCAGATTCAGGAAGTGGAGTTACGGGTAAAGGTGGAACAATTACTGATTACCAAGCCGGTACTCAAGTAGTAACATGGACTCCGGCTCTTGCAAGTGCAAACGTACCCCAAGACGGTGACGGATATTCTATCGGTCCTAAAATCACTATTACTGGTGATGGACATGGAGCAAATGTTCGTTCAACTAATACCGCAGCTGGCGTAATTGGAGATATTGTAGTAGTTGCCGGTGGTAACAACTATGGTAATGCCGTAGCAACAGTTTCTACAAACGCCGGAAGTTCTGGTTCAATTACTCCAATTGTCGGTCCAAGAGGCGGGCACGGAGATGATGCAATTGAAGAACTTGGTGGTTTCTTTGTAATGGTTAATAGTCGATTAGAATATGGAGAATCTGGAAACTTCACCACAAACAATGATTTCCGTAAAATCGGGCTTTTGTCTCAACCATTATATGCTAATGGTGATGTTGCAACAGCATCAACAGTAGATCAATGTTTAACTATAGGAGTTTCATCTTGGAATAGTACAGCTTTTGCAGAAGATGAACTTGTAACTGGAGCAACATCGGGTGCTAAAGGTAAAGTTGTTGATTTTAAAAACAATAATACTACTCTTAGATTAATAGATGTTACTACTGGTACTAGTACTGCCGCAGGATATGATGGCATTGCTGGATCATTTAAAGCAACAGAATCTATTTCGGCCCCAAGTGGAGCATCAGCAACCATCAGTACCGCAGTTGGTGGTGATCTAGAGAAGTTTTCTGGAGATGTACTCTATATTGAAAATCGTTCACCAGTAACAAGAGCGGATGACCAAATAGAAGATGTTAAGTTAATCATTGAATTTTAATTTTATACTAGAGGATAAGTTGAATGCCACTTTCTACAAATTTCAATGTTACGCCGTATTATGATGATTATGATGAAGCTTCAAGTTATTACCGTATTCTTTTTAGACCTGGGTATGCAGTTCAAGCAAGAGAGCTGACACAACTGCAGACTATACTTCAAAAACAAATTGAGAGGTATGGTCAACACATGTTTAAAGAGGGTAGTAAAGTTTTTGGTGGTGAAGTATCTTTAGATACTGATGTTAAATCACTTAAACTTGAAACACAAGAGGGCGGAACTAATATTAACGCCGCTTCTTTTATTGGTAAAACTATCGTTGGTGCAACTTCAAATGCAAGAGCACGAGTAGTGGCCTCGCAGGCAACCACTACTGATACTCAACCCACGTTGATGTTTCATTACTTATCAGGTGATGATTTCTTAGACGGCGAAACAGTCGCAGCCGGTACTACACAAGCAACAGTTGTTAGTTCTGCAGGAGCATCCGGTATTACTGGAGCTGTTGCAAATGGTTCTGTTGTTAGTGTCGATACAGGTGTATTTTACGTTGGTGGATTCTTTCTTTTCACTCCCGCAAACACTATAATTATGGATGCCTATTCCCAAACTCCTTCTGGACGTGTCGGATTAGAAATTACAGAATCAATTAAAACAAGTGATGATGATACTACTTTACTTGATCCTGCCTCAGGGACTTATAACTTTGCTGCACCCGGTGCAGGAAGATATAAGATTGAATTGGCACTAAAAAGCAAAGCACTTACCGCTACTGATCCAGTATTACAACTTGCAGATGAAAACTTCATTCAACTATTAAAAGTTATTGATGGTGTTAAGAATGAAGAAGTTAAGTATCCAATGTATGGAGAACTTGAAAAAACTTTGGCAAGGCGAACATTCGATGAATCTGGTGATTATACAGTTACTCCATTTAATCTAGATTTACAAATACATAGAGGTCTTTCTGGTACAACAGCCGCCTCAGGTGTTGACGGTACTACAGTATTTGGAAACAATACTCTATTCTTAAGTGAATTAAGTGTTGGAGATGATATTTATCTTGGGTCTAATACTACAACTTCAAAAATTACTGCAATCGCAAACAATACAAGATTATCTGTACAGACAACTCTTCCTACAAATACAGGTGGAGCAAAAATTTACAATGAGTCTGAAATTTCTGTCGGTATGGATCCGGGTAAGGCGTATGTTAAAGGTTATGAATATGAAAGTATCGATACACATTATCTTGATGTAGATAAAGGTAGAGATACCGATACAGTAACTTCATTTGCAACTTCAGCTGAAGTGGGTAATTATCTTATAGTTGATACTGCTAATGGAATGTTTGATGTTGGCGCCTCTGAAGTAGTACAATTACATTCTGTAAAAAGAGGTTCAATCAATCTGACTAATAATACTGTATATGCGGCAACTCAAGTTGGTACAGCAAGAGTCCGTAGTATGGATTTTGACACAGTTTCAGGAAATACAGGAAACCCAGATACAAATCACTCTAATTACAGACTATATCTTTGGGATGTAAATACTTCAAATAATATTACTGGGACAGCCGCGGGAGCACAAGCAAATACTCAAATTGTTCAATTAGAAACAGCGACTACTTCTTATGTAAATGATGCGTATACTGGTGCAAGTATTACAGTTAAGACAAAAGCAGGTATTGATGATACAAGTGATGTAAGAATAGTAAATGATTATTATGCTAATGCTACTGGACATTTTGTTGTATGTAATACTGTATTGAGTCAAGCATCACA